GCTGCCAATCAGCAGCTTCTTCGAAGTCTCCATCACACGATCCCCGCATGAGCCAGCGCGAAGCCGACCAGCGCCCCCACAATGGCCGTCACGGTCGCCTTGACCAGTGCCTCCCATTTCCCGCCCGGAATGGCCTTGAGGCTCTTCACGTCGTCCTTGATCTCGCTGACATTGGCCTCGATCGTCTCCTGCTTCGTCGCCAGCACCTCTACCGAGGTCGCCAGCTGATGCAGGGCCCGATTGTCCTCCTCTAGGTCGTTGATGCGGTGCGTGTTGCTCTTGGATCTCTGGTCGATCTCCACGATCTTTGCCTGAATTCCATCGTCCATCTCTTTTCTCCTTTATACTTCGGTAAAATACAGCCCCACCAGCTCATGGGGCAAAAACTGCAGCGTCACCTTGCCGCCCGGCTGCTCGCCCGTCCGTTCGCAGCGGTAGAGCTTGCCGTCCTCCGGATCGGTGTAATACAGGCCGTAGGTGTACTCCATGCCCTTCGCGGCGGGGATGGGGTCGTCCTGTGTGCCTGTGTGCTCCTCGTCGATGACCGTAAACATTGCCGGTGTCTTGTCCGGCTCCCAACCTTCCTGCGTCGTGTGCGCCTGTCCTTCGTTGACGCGGAACAGCCTGTCCGTGCCATTGACCGGGAACACAAGTCGGTCGCCCGCTTTGATGACCAGATCAGGTTCCCAGCGTCGGTAAAGCTCCATTGCCTTTAGCGCGTCTGCATCCGTCAGACTGGCTGAAGCCTTGACGATATAGGGGCGCAATGCTCTGGCCCTTTCTGTGTAGGTCATCATTCCGCCTCCCCAAGTAAAATTTTTGCCGCTGTTTCTGCATCCGTCAGCGGGATCGCCGCACCCATTTCCTCATAGCTGCCCTCCGGCTCTGTGCCTTTCAACAACTTGCCCGCAAGCCGGAACACCGTGTCAGAAAGTGCCTGATACTCCTTACCGTCCTCGTCGGTCAGCGTCACGGCCATCTTCGCACAAAAGCCCTCGGCCTCGGCCTCCTTGCACGGTACATAGCAGCCGTTGCTATGCAGCCGGATGAGCATAATGCTGTCCGCATACCCGGCAAACGCACCCTCTTTTTTTACTGCATACATGGCATCACCCCGAATTTCTCAAAATAGATCTGTTTCAACCGTTCCGTGCTGGCTGTTCTCAACCGGTTCTTCCAATAGCCGTTCTCCTGTCCCGGCCAGTTCTCATCGGTGAAATCCTCACCGCATCCGTGCTTTGTATACCAGCTGTAGAGCTTTTCCAACATATCCTGCCGGTATTTGCCCTCATCAGTCAGTGGTCGAAAATGATTCCAGCCGTTTTCACTCGTCACGCAGCAGATCGGCTTTCCGTCCAGATAGAGGAATTTTTCACGCTCCTGCAAAATCGTGCCGTATGGGATATTGACCTCCCCAGAGATGGATTTTCCCTTGAAGCGTTTGTATGTGATGTAGTCCATAATGCCTCCCTATACGCAAAAGCCGGGGGCAAAGCCAATCGAGTAGTGCGCGTTGTCGTTGCTGACCGCGCCGTCAGGAATCACAAGCGTGAAATACGTGGAACTGCCGGCAAACGGGGAACGGAGCCACCAAACAACGGCTGTGCTTGTCGCGCTGTGATTGTATTTGACCTTGCTGTTTCCGGCGCTGTAATACGAATACTGCGCCTGTTTGCTGGATTCGTTTGGATTCCCTCGGCTGATCGTCCCGAATACTTCGTATTCAGCCAGCAAAAAGAAATAGTCCGTTGTCGCTGTCACCGCGCTTGCGGCGCTGCTGTTGCCTGTGTTCTCCGTGTACTTCGTCACGGATTTCAGCACCGCGCGGAGGGCTGCCGGGATGACCGCAATGATCGTGCCGGAATAGCTTGACAGGCTTGTACCACAAATTTTTGTTCGCATTTGCGACGAGTTCCATCCGCCGGAGTTTGTTGCATTGCTGTTCATTGAAAAATAGCCCGTCGCGGATGCTTGCGAATTATATTTGCTGTCACATAGCGCAACGTCCGTTCCACCGGACAGTGCGGTTTTGCCCAGCTGGAAGTGAATGCGGTTTTGGCCTTCAAGCTCGGCATTGTGATTAAACCCCAGAATGAATGCGTAGATCGTATAGTTTGACAGCGTCAACGTGCCAACTGTGCCGTTCAGCGTGACCGCTTTACAGTCGCCAACGCTCCAATAGTTCGCGCCCTGTCCTTTGTCAGATACCTCCTTGATGGTCGCCCAATCGTTATTGTTCAGTGTGGACGACACAAAAGAGAGTGTCACGTCATAGATGCCGGTGATAGATATGCTTTTCGCATCGGACGTTAGCCCGCCCAGCGTGGCCTTGACATTCCATGTACCGGCTTCCGGAACAGTCAACGTACAAGAATTGTTGACGGATGTACCGCTTACAGACAGGCTTCCTTTTGTAGCGGTAACAGTTGCTCCCGAGGTCACAGACACGATGATTTGCAGTTCTGTACCGGTCTGAATGGCCTGAATAGCCATCACAAATCCGTCCGGATAGACCAGTGGGTCAGATGTGCCGCCTTTCTCCCGGATAGCTGACGCAACTTTTATCAGGTCGGTTGTGTTTGTCAAAAGCTCTGCCATCAGAAGCTACCTCCATTCGCGTTTGCAATCTCCGCAGCCGCCCATGCACCGGACACAACACGCAGGAATTTTCCATTGTCCGAAGCGGTGACCGCGGGCAGCTCCTTCGCGCTCCATGCGGCCTTGTTATTCTGGACATCAGACACTGCCTGATCGATCTCTGCGCCAGTGTGCGCACTGTTGTACTGGTCTGCCATAAAATCACTCCTTCATGCAGAGAAATTCTTTGCCGTCTGCCGTCAGCATGGTCTTAGTCGTGCCGGACGGCACAAAACCATAGTTATCATTCCAGCTTCCGTCCGCCCCCTGTGCGTAGAGGGAGATTCGATATTCTCCGTCACCGCTCAAGAGAAAATCGTCGTAGACCTCAAAGGTTCGCTCCGTCCCCGCCGGGGTCTGGGAAAAGGACGCAATGAGCGCCCCTTTCCCTCGCCCCCAGTCCTCGCCGGTTTTCGTCGCGCGGCATTCAAAGGCCGTGTATGCGATGTCCGACGAGAACTTGACGGTGATGGAATCGTACCCGGAGACTGCCGAGATCTTATTCCCTGTGATGGTGAACGTCAGTCCCGGCGCGGCCATTATGCCACGCTCCAAGTCCCGGCGGCGTTCTTGACAAAGACCTTGATGATCTTCGTGCCGTCGCCGGAGGAGGCCGTCGCAAGGTCGGCGCCCTTGATGGTGATATCAATCGCCGTGGCCTTCTTGTAACCGCCAGCCGTTCCGCTGGTGTTGCTGGAACCGCCAGTGGTCGGGATCTGCGTACCGGCGTCGTGGAGGCTGCTGGTGCTCGGAACAACACGCACCGTGTATTCCTCGAAGTCCACGTCGCAGGTGAAGGAGAACGCGCAGGTGTCGAAGCCGGAGACTTTGGAGATTCTGGTCTTGTCTGGGCCAGTGATCGTGACCACCGGAACCGCAGTGTTGACCGTGATGGAAGCTGTGACTGCGGCCGTTTCGTTGCCGACGTCATCCCGCACCTTGATATGTACGGTTTTCAGGCCATCGCCTTCCGTCAGGACGATAGACTTGCTGGCCGCGAAGGTCTCCCACGATGCGTCCGCTTCCGTTGCAGCCGCCTTGATGCCCCAGAGCTTCATCTGGTAGCCGGTCTTGGTTTCATCCGTCAGCGTGATCGTTGCGGTGACGGTGTTGCTGGTTGCATACGTCGCACCGCTGTTGAGCTTTAAGGCAAGCCCAGCCGGTGCCAGCGTATCAAGAATTAGATTGAAAAAACTTGCCATAGGTTATGCCCCTTTCTTTTCGCTCAGTTCGATGTATAAATATCCGCCCGGGCGGGTATAGATAGGTTCTTCGCCGATGCAGGCATTCTTGATGCCCATCTCACCGACAAACAACTCCTTGAGCTGTTCTTCTCCGACTGTGATCATTCCGTCACCCCCGAATCAGATACAGTGTCTTCGCGTCCTTGACGGCCAGCGCGTCATATTCCGCCCGGTCAAGGACTACAATGGTGTTGATCTGCGCGGATGAGACGTTGCCGCTGCCACTGCCGCCGGGTGACACCCGCAAGGGCGGCAGGCTGAATTGGATGCTCGGCTTCCCGCCGATGTCAAAGTGGGTCATCACAACACCACCTTACTGATGGAATCGCTCACGCGGATGCCCTCAATGCTGGTGCCGATAACAACCGGCTCCACGCCGGTAAACTTGACGCGGATCTGAACGGCCTGAGAAGCGCTTTTGAACTGAAAGGTTTCCTCCTGCATCAGAGGGAACAGGAAGTTTCCGTCTGTGTCCGTCGTGACCTCGCCGGGATAGATTTTGCGCAGCTTGCCGACGATGAACTCGATCATCTCAATCTTGGATAGGTCGAGCGGCGCGCCGTCCTGCGCCCCAGTAAATACAATGGCGTACTGGTCGCCCTGCATGATTTTTAGGCTCATTCTTCCGCCTCCAATTCGATCAGGCCTCTCAGGAGGCACAAGTCCTGATAGCTGAGCTTCACATTCTCATCAACGGGGATCTTAACAGGCTCGATCTCATCCGCGACCTCAACGTCGATGACTTCCTGCATCTTCTTCCGGTACTCGTCGATTTTGTCATCATCGACGCGCCATCCCGTATCGATCTCGTGGCCCATCGACTTCACAAGATGGGCCTGACGCTCGTTGTAAAACGTCAGAACATGGTCGAGCGAATCCATGAGCTTGCTGACCTTGTAAAGCGTTCTCGGCCTCATGTCTGCCGCCGCGACCTTCCGCAGCGCTGGCATAGCCGAAACGATATTCCCGATTTTCATATTCCACCTCCTATGGGC